ATAGAGCGTGACCTGATGCCGCCACACATCCATGCCGCCCAAGGTCCCAGGACTTGTGCCCTGCCAGGCGACCAGGATGCCCGGCGCGGGCATCTCGTGGATTGCCGCCGCGAGGCTCGCGCGCTTCGGATACTGATCGTGGTAGGCGAAGATGCGCTGCTCGTCGCCCTCCATCTCGGCGACCAGATCCGGGATGTCGCGCAGCAAGGTGACCAAATTGTCAACGAGCTCCGCTGCGTTGATCATGCCTGCCTGCCTCCGAGCGCCTTCTCCACCAGTAACCTGGGCTTCATTGCCTCGAGCATCTTCTGGGCGGCCCCGGTGACCACCGCCTTGTTCTTAGGCGAAAAGACCATCCAGGGCTCGATGTTTTGGTTGACCCCAGCCTTGATGCGGTTCTTCCGGGTCGAAAGGCTTGCTTTGGCTCGGTTCTCGCTTACCGTGCGGACCTGGAAGTTTTGCAGGAGATCTCCTGTGAGCATCAGGTTTCGCCGGTTCCCTTTTCCCTGTTTCGTCTTCCAGATCGCATAGCCCTTGGTGAGCGGCTTGGCGGGTGCATCCGTAGGACCCTGCGCCGCCGCCAGCCGCGCTTTGACCGCCGCCACGCCCACGCTGCCCAGCTCGTACATCTGTCGCTGTTGGAAGTTCAACAAATCGAGCCGCAATTGTTTCTTCTGGTAGACGCGTACGCTCGGCATGGACTATTCCGCTTGGCGTAGTCTCAGTACGACGGCCCCTTCTGTATCGGCGTCGACCTCGAACACCTTGTAGGTGGTTCCGTCCACGCTGACCTGATCGCCGCGCGCAGGAGACGCTCCAAGCAGATCCGGCCGCATGAACAGCACCGCATAGACTCCGGGCGCAGAGCCCTCCGGCTGGGAAGTGCGCTGGAAGACTCCGCGCCCGGCAATAGAGCCGCCCGCCTGCGGAAGAAACACGATGTCTCTTCCGAAAGCGTTGATGCAGGCCGTGTCCATGCTGGCGAAATCGTGCAGCATGGTTGTCCGTCAGGCTCGCGCCAAAAGCACATTGATGGCCGCGGTGGCTCCAGAGGAGACAGTTCCCAAGGCGTAGCCGAAGAAGGTTCCCGTGCTCTTCTTCGACAGCACCGGGGTGTCGGCGTCGACGTAGTAGATCTTGTCGCCGACGGCCACCGCGGAGTTTCCAGCGCCGTCCACTCCCTTCACGGATACGTTAACCACTCCCGTGACCTGGACCACTGTCGTGCCGTCCGATTGCTTGTCGGCGATGGCTACGCCGCAGAAGGCACCGATGCGGACCGGAGACCCGGATGTGGGTGCGGACGGATGGCTCACCGCTATGGTGATGATGTCCTCGTCTTGAACGTAGTTTTTCATGTTTCCTCCTCAGTTAACTTCCGGCTTACGCACCGGTGTTCTTATACAGCCCGCGCCAATCAATGGCCTTCGCGCCGAAATCCAGCCAGGCCTTGATCTTCAGCCCGAGCGTATCGTCTGGGTTCTCGATCCGCTCCACCTGCGGTCCTTGCGCGCCTTCCAGATAGGCATATTCCACGGTCGGAATCGCCATCGGGTCAGCGGCGAGATACCACGCCGTGGTCGATACGGTATCGAGATTGGCATCCACGACCACCTCGAGTTGGCCAGCAAACGGGTTGAAATCGGTTTGCTTCGTGACGACGATGTTCGGGACGTTTGTGAACTGCACGGCGGTGACTCGCTTCGCCACGGGGACGATGAGGAAGCGAGGCGCGATGTTCAGCGGAGTGACCCCGTCGAGCCCCTTCTGCGTCATCATCGCCGCCGTCCCGGCGTCTAGCGTGGTGATCGAGATAGCGCCGCCAGTACCGGCCAAGTTCCCATGGTTCGCGTGGAAGAGCGCAGTGCCGTCGCTCATGGTGGGGTTGCCGGTGAGCACGGCGTATACTGTGCTATTTTCCAGAACCGCAGCCTGGACTCCAATGCCGGCGAAGAGCTGTTGAATCGCGCCGAGATCGTCGTTGATGATCATCTCGCGAGTGATTTGCAGGCCCTTCGCGTAAGTCCCGATAGCGTACTGCTCCCTGGTCTCCGTGGTCGATCCGAACGTGATTGTTCCGCCTTCAGCCAGCTTCGTGAAGGCCGGAAACTCGCCGATGCGTAAACGGCTGACCGGCTTGAAGTCCGGAGCCGTGCTTTGCTTTGCCCAGCGTTTGTAGGTCGGAGCCGCATACTGGTAGGCATCCAGCAACGTCTTATTCGCGACGTTCGCAAGCACGTTCGGGAAATCGCTCGTACTGAGAGCGAATTTGACCAGCTCGTTCGGCGTAGTCGGTCGCCCGCGGCCCGCCAGGCGCACGCACTCTTCGGCCATGCGCGAGAGACGCATTCCGCGCCATTCGTTCTGACCGTCCACCTGGTGGCGCTGCGGGGAGATCTGATGCATGAGCGCCGCCGTCATCGCGCCGATGCGCTTATCGACCTCGTCGAACTCGACCGTCGCCACCTGTGACCTGGTCGGCGTTTTCTCGTAGCGGGCTGCGAGCTCATCGAAGATTCGGGCGCGAGCTTCTTCGAGGCTCACTCCAGATGCGCAGAGCTCGTCCGCAAATTTCTCATCCAGACCCGCGCCTTTTACGGCGGCTCGGATCTTCTGTTGTTCGGCCGCGATCTGCGCGCGCAGTGCGGCAACATCCACCGTTTCGCGGGCAGTGATCCCCGCTTCTTGTTCAGCCATTTCCTCCTCCTTGTGACTAGAGCGGGCCAACACCCGCGTTTGATCGCTCAGGACGGTTGCTCTCGGGTCGGCGGGAACGGGGACGATGGAGATCTCCATCGGCTCCCAATCCGTCGCCAGATACGTCCCGTCCTCTTGCTGCTGGCGCTGATAAATCAGCGCACCAATCGAGACGTTCCGAATGATGCCGTCTCGAATGTCGTTCCAAATCGGCTCAACGTCCGGGCGCGAACTGAAGCGCAGTTTGGCAACCAGCTTTCCTCCCTCGATTCGCGCACTATCGACTACGCCGATCTGATTTCTAATGCTGCCGTCCTCGTGGGAGTCGAGCACAGGCGCTCCGACCAGACGGCCCATCCGCACCTGTTTGGGCTCCAGGCCGAGCTGCAATTGGTAGGTCTCGCCCGTCCATAAGTTGATGCGTGTCACGGGCGCGCCAGAGTAGGCCACGACGCTTACCGTCCGCTGCGCCTCGTCGATAGTCGAGGGTGGCATCGCCCGGAGCTCGATACGCTCCGGGTCAGCGCGCTCTGCGCTTGCGGACATCAACTCCGGAGGCTCCTTGCCTCCATCCTTCAAGTGCGCCGCCAGGTGGCGGTATACGCCTTCGCGATCTCCAGCCGGGATATCAGCTCCGCCGCGTCCTCCGTTCAGCGCTCCGATGCCGGCAGAGCATGCAGTCAGGTTTGCCGCTCCTGGATTGCCGTCTCCATCGACTTCGTGATGCGGAAACTTGTAGGCAGACTTGGTAGTCGGATCTCCCTCTGGATCGCGCCAGGCATACTCGCGGGCGTAGTACGATTCACTCTCGCCGGATCTGAGGCGCTTCTCGTTCGCGCCGGCATCCCAGGCCGAATCCGACGTCTCGGTATGATGTACTGCGATGGCAGGCATGTTAACCCTCCTTCTGCTGGATTCCGCTTGATGTCACCTTCCGCGGGTCGCAATCGAGAACGATTCCCAGGCGGTCCAGCGTCTCGTTAGTCGCGGCGATCTCGGCGAGCTGCTCGTCTGGGTCGTAGCCCATCTCGGAAATCGCTTCGCGTAGCGTTGTGAGACCGTTGCGAATGTTGGCCTGTACCGCCGCCGCCTCCTTCGCAGGGTCGACCCACTCCCATTTCGGGGGCGTCCACGTGACAGCAGCCTCGACTCCAGCCAGGGAAATTACGCGGTCCCAGACCGGCTGGCAGAATTGTGGAATCAGGATCTGCCAGCGGAATTGATCAATCATGCGGCGGAATTCGAGGAGCCCCGCGCGGATCGACGAATAGTTGGTTTGCGAAAGGTCTCCAGCAAGTACCTCGTAGGGCACTCCGAGCCCCGCCGCGATCGACCGAAGCTGATGTCGCACGTAGTCCGGATATCCGGCCGACGGCTGCGGCGTCGCAAATCTCACGTCCTCGCTATCGCCCAGGTAGGCGATCATCCCCGGCTCGAATGTCTCGACGCGCTGGGAGTCTTGCGTCTGGGACGTTCCAAGCGTCCGACCCGGGTCGCCACCCACGACGAAGGCAGCGAAGCAGGCCTCGATCTTCTTGCGGACGAGCTCGGCCTCCTCGTAATCGTCGAGATCGCGCATGCGCATGACGACCGGAGCGAGCCAAGGCACGCCGCGCTCTTGACCAGGTCGGTCTTTCCGGTAGATGTGCAGGACTTGGTCTGCCGGAACGAGGCTAGGCAATGGAAGCGTAGCGCCTGCCAGCGTCGAGGCCTCGCCAGGATGACGGTCGTACAGCCAGTAACCGATGCGACGACCGATCAGGTCGTACTGAATGCCCTGGATCGCGTAGCCGGTGTCGGTCGGGCCTGTCTTCGCCGAATAGAGGTAATCCGGCTCCAGAACCTGCAATTGAATCGGCGGCTGGATACCGTCCTCGGGCCTGCGCGGGCGAAAGCGCACCAGGCACTCGCCACTTTCCACCACGGTCCTCGCGACCAGCGCTTGCAGTCCGTACCAATCCAGGACTCCGTCCGCGTCGCAGATCTCGATCCACCGCCGCCACAGCGCCGCAGCATCTTGCTGTTGCGTGCGCGCCACAATTCCCGTTCCGACCGCATTTTGGGCAATCGCAGCCACGGCCCGCGCTGCATAGGCGTTGTTGCGCACGAGGTCGCGCGACCTGGCGCGAAGCCTCGATGCCGCGCCGGCGATCTCTGCGTTCGGGCCAGTATCCTGAGCGAGCCATCCCGCTGTGCGGCGCGTGGAGCGAGCGCCCTCGTACGCAAAGCGCTCAGCGGCGTGCATAGACATGCGCGCGTGCACACGTCTGCTGGCCCGGGCCGGATCGAACCAGGCAATAAGTCGGTCTAACCAGTTCATTTATCCTTTTGCGAATTGGGCGTAGCTGACGCTACGCTGCGCCTGCTGCTGCGCGCGCGCGATCTCGGCGTCGATCGCAGCCAGGGCTTTGGCCTGGTCTGCATACTGCACGCTGCGCTCTCCGAATTGGACCTTGTAGATGCCGATGGTCTTGAGAACTTCCTCTCGACGGGCTTGCAGTTCCTCGATCGTCATGAGAGCCACCCTTTATTGCGCGGGAGCCAGGATTCGTGTTGCGTCTGCCTCTCCGGCACTGGCCGCGCGCGCGCCAATAGGTCGAGCCTATCGGCCTCTCGGTCGATGAGCACTCCTTGCTGAGCCAGGCCGAACGTCGCGGCATAGGCGTAGACCGCGCAATCGAGCGCCTCTGCGCGGCGTCCCTTACGCCGTTCCCAGGTGCGCACCGGGCGTCCGCGCTTATAGGTCGTCCGTAGGAACTCACTAGTGAGCTGCTCGAAGTACTCCCTATCCACAGTCGCCGGAAAATGCGTCGCGCCCGGGCCGCTTCCGTTTCGGAGACGCGCCATGATCGTGGACTTCAGGCTGTCAACTCCGACCACGTAGAGCTTGCCGCGCTGACTGCGACTCTGACGCCGCGGCCAGGCTGGAACCGCTCCGCCCGCCCCCTTAATGGCCCAGATCCTACGGCCGGAGCGCTGCTCGCAGAACCGCGTCACAATCGCCGTAGCGAATCCGGCATCGACGCAGGTTGCCGCTATCGACATCGGCCCGCCGCGCGGATGCAGCCAGGGCTGGGACAGATAGCGATCCAACTCCGGCCACGGGCCATGATCGGGTCCGATCGTCGGATCGCCGGGGATGGTCCTGTGCTCCATCAGCCATGACTCCTCGCCGCGTCCCCACGCCCACACGCTGCACTCGATCCGGTCATCCTGCACGTCCGCTCCTGCGGTCAGGAGAGCGGCGCCGTCCGGCAATTGCGACCCGTACTGTTCCCTCCGCGCCAGTAGGTCATCGTCGCTCACCTGGGACGCGACTTGGTCGTCCCAGAGCTCGGCCAGACTAGTGTTAACAAACGCGCGCAGTCGCTCCACGTTGCCTTGGGAGGCAAGCCATTCGGTGGCCAGCTCTGCCCAGGAGCGCCACGGGCTATATAGTTCGCTCAGGTGGAAACCTGCGATTTGCGCGTCAGCCCCCGGCTCCCAGCGCCCGCGGGCAACCATGCGCGATTTGGCTCCGTGCGGAATGAGTCGGTCGCAGCTCGCACAGCGGTACTGCGCTTCCTCCGGCTTTCCGTCCGGCCATTCCACGCGACCCCAGACGAGACGCTGGTATTGGCCGCAGTGCGGGCACGGCACGTGATACTCGCGCTGGTCCGACTCGAGCCATGCTTGCTCGATGCGTGAGACGCCGCGCGTGGTTGGAGAGCTGACCATGACAATCTTGCGATTCCAGAAAGTTCGCGTCCTCGCGATCGCCAGCGCCGCGGGATCGCCCTCCGCTCCCGCCGAGGCCTCCCAGCGATCCAGCTCGTCCATGAGCAGATACCGCACCGGGCGCGAGGCGAGGCCAGCCGGGGAATTACTCCCAACCACGGTCAGATGGCCGCCG